TCGTAATTAGACGCCACTAATCTCGATAAAACATTACATTTAGTTTAGCGTACCTTACGATATTGAGCTTTCTTTTTCATATCTTCATATGCTTTTTCTTCTCTATCTCCTTTCAACGTAAAATATGCGTTCCAGGCATAGAGTTCCTCTATAGTCATGTTCTTTTGTAGATGACTTAAAGTAATTCCTAAAGTTTCTGCAACAAAGAATTGTAAGTATAAATAATTGTCCTTATCAAGTTGTGCTTTTTACGGCATCAGGAGTTGCCTCCTCGCCCACCTCCTGCATCTTAGTCATAAGTTCTAAAAGAACTGCTAATGGTATCTCTCTTCTTAAACTTGCCTTATCTGCTTCAACAAATAGTTTTTTTCCATCTTGATCTTCAGCTTTATTAATTATTACCTGGAGAGCAAAGTCTAAATTACCCTCTTCCTGTCCTTTGTTAGCTCTCATTAGAGTAGCATTTATGGAGTCTCTATCTGCAATAGTTAAAGGTGTCCAATAAACCTTTAAAACTAACTCTCCATTTTTATAAATAGGGTAACTACTCTTTTCGTTTATGCTAAATGCTTTTTTTAGCTTGTCGATTGCTCTATCTGTAGGCATACAAAATAAATTAGTATATTCATCTACTATACTACTTTATTACCTAAAGCCAACCTTTTTAAACGCTAATGCTATATCTTTGTTGATAAGACCACCTTTTGTATAAATATTGTACCAATTTGGTCCTCCCGTAGATGTTAAATTAAAATCTCTACCATGCTCCGCATAAGTGACGGGTTCTCCTTTTAAATTAGGTCTTGTTTGCCCTGGAGCGTTAATAGCAAAGCCAGCATATTTAGCTCTGTTACCAACAAATAAATCTTGATTCAATGTTACATTCGGAACTCTAGGATTTTTTATCTGCCTGGCTGTTGGGTCGGGTATCAAATAACTTGGAAAGTCTGGTTTTCTTTTCTTGGTTGCCTGTACAGGACTTTTTGAAACTATCCAGTTTTCTCCAAATGTTCCTGTCCACCAAGGACCTTTTTCGATCAAAGAACGAGCTACTGTTTTTGCAACCTCTTTTCTTCCCTTGGTTATTGCTTTGCCTAGATCTTTAGTAAAGTGTTTTTTAAAATCTTTAGGCATTGGCAGTAAAATCGCAACTTACAACAGCCAGATAATGACTATCTTCCTCTACGTTTACGGAAGTTGGTCCTTCGATTGCCGATACTCTTGGACTTACGGAAAATGTATCTGAATACCCTGGTGCGTTCACTGAAGTCAATCCATCAATAACAGATTCGGCTATAGCAGATGCAACAGCACTTCCCTTATGCGGTGGTGTCATAATTCCACATCTTATAGATCCAGCATAATAATCCTGTGCAGCACCATGAGTCTGAGTGGTAGATTGACCAAAATCTAAACTTACCATCACATATTTTTTGTTTTTTCCTGGAGTGGTAAACGGCATATTGTCGAATATGACTGTCACTGTATTATCGGCATTTGTTACGGCTGTCTTTATTGCAGTTTCAAATGCTGCTCGTGCGTTTACTAAAGTCATTAGAAAATAACATCAATACGGAATAAATATTCTTGACCGCCTTTTACAGTAAGAACATTTGTGATTTTAGCTGATCTGGTAGATCCAGAAAATGTAAGCGTTATTTCATCTTGTAGTAAAGGCTGACTGTCTCCTATCAGATCTGGTGTTACATATAACCTTGCTACATTTTCCTGGAATCCAGTTTCCTCTGATGATCTGACAAATTCAATCGGTACTTTTATACTGTAGCTAACATCAGTTGTAGATATTGCACCAGTTGAAGTGTTGTAAACAGGAGATGTTTTTCTTGTATAAGTAATACTGGTATCTAAAGAATCTCCTAAATCAGCTATCACCTGTTTGGCTATATTCTTTAGTGCTGTGTCTAGTTGTCCTGCCATTATCCTCTAACCGCCCGTAGTTGAAAACTTCCTGCTCCACCTAGCATATACGCTCCAAGGTAACTTTGGAGCCAAGGGTAAACATCTAAAATATTATTTACAGAACCAGTACCCTGACTATCAGTATTATATTTAACTTGAATATCTCCTAGTTTTACTTCTTCAAAGTTTCCATCTTTACCAGTAGTTCCTGTAACGGCATCTGTATCATTTGCTAATGCTCTGGCTAATTCATATTGTGCATACTTGATACCATTAGGGATTTTAGAACAAGCTAATTCAACACCATCTACTTGATAATTATTTCTCGGAAACTTTAATGCCTGTCCATCATCACATCTATCCCCATAAAAAACCAAAGTATCAATCCATCTAGCAGCAGATATTAATGATCTTTTCTTTTGATCGTCTGTTTTATTTGTCCAAGTAGAAGAATCTGGGGAGGTATCAAAATAGTCGTTAGCTTCAGACAAAGTAACGTAGCTATTAGCATTTTCTCCTTTTATTGTTGCATTTATGGTAGCTGCCACGATTAATAAAGTAATTTAGTTTTATTGTAGCGTAAAGAAAAAACCCCACCAATAATTGATGGAGTTTTTGATGACCACACTTTAATGATATTAAGGATTAGTAGTTGTATCAAGTGGTGAGTTGACGATTAGTTCAACTATAGGAATTAAATCAGCATCGTATGTGATTCCCCAGTTGTTATCGTTAGCTAACTGTGCGTTAGTTGGGTTGTCAGTAGCAGATGTCCACTTAGTTCCCATAACGTGATAAGCACTGTGGTAATCAACTGACATTACATCTTGCTTAGATAAGATGTTTCTATCTGATTCAATACCTAGAGGAGATTGCTCACCTTCAAGAATTGTTCCTGACTTAATTAAGTAGCAACGGAACTCTTTTTGATGACCTGTTGTACCAGGGTGAACTGTATTAACTTGAGAGTCAATAACAACATTCATACCAGCGAACTGACCGATTGATCTGTCAGTTACACCAACACCACCGCCACCCCATTGGACAGCACCACCAGAAGTTAGAGAATCACTAGAGAATGTCAACATACCAACCTGATATAGATAGTAAGCAACAGATGGGTGAATTACTAGAGTATCTAGCTCTTCTCCTCTTTCTCCAAGAAGGTTTCTTGCTCTTGCAACTGTAGCTGCTGTTAAGAAGTTATCAGTGCCAGCACCAGAAGCAGTACCTTTACTTAGGTCAAGTGCGTTTGCACCTAATGGTCCAAAAGTAGATCCAAATAAACCATCTAGCAAACTAAATAGTCTTGCAGAGTTTAGCTTATTGATAGCATCTGCAATCTGGTTTCTGATGTGACCCATTGGATCTTCACCAGCAGCCAATACAGCTACGTCATCAACAGCATACGCAAAACCTCTATGACAGATAGTTGCGATCTGTGTTCCTGTACCAATCTTTTGTGGTGTCAAATAACCATTGTTACTTGTACCCCATGTTGCTGTACCATCTAAAATTTCTTCAGTTGGAGCGATTGGGTTAAATTCTGGAACTTGTATTCTTGTTCCACCTTCTGTTGCGTCAAGAAGTGAGTTTCTTACAACAGCACCAGATTTGATAAATGCACTACGTTCCTTGATAGCTTCGGAAACATATGTGCTGAGATTATTTCTCTTAACGATGTCCGCTAATAGGACACCGCCAGAATAATTCTGAAACGGAGCAGCCATTCAGATTACCTTGTTACTTTTGCGATACCCTAGTCACAGACGAGGGGATTAGTTTCACAGAAACTAACTATTTTTGAGCCTCTTGCTTGAGCACGGCTGCAAGCTGCGGATCTTGCTCTAATAGTAGCATTTGTTGAGTGAGGTTGCCCGTTTTCCAAGGGTTTACTTGACCTCCACCAGCATTTGCCACGGGGCTAGGTCTAGCACCCATTCCTGCTGCTGAACTTGGTTTAAAATGATGTTCCCAACCACTTCCAGGATTCTTGAGACTGCTGATATAAGTATTTAAATCTTGTTCAACTCCACCATTAAGAATAACTACTTTACCTTCAGCGTTCTTTTGTAACTTATTTTGTAACAATGATAAAGTTTGTTCTGCATTTATCGCTCCAAGATTACTGATAGCTGCGAGGGCTGCTGTTTTTGTGGAAGCTACTTCGTGAGAATTTTTCATCTCTTCAAGTTGTTGAGATAAATTCATTATCTGCTGTTCTTTTTCTTGGGCTGTTTTGTTAGCTTCCTCCCAAAGAGTTTTCCACTGACCCTGTTCTTCTAGGTCTTTGGTTCGCTTTTCTTCTTTTTGTTTATAGACATCATCAAGTTTTCCCTTGATGCCTTTAAATTTTTCCTCTGCTTCAGCAGCTTCTTTACGAGCAGCAGCTAGTTTTGCTTCGTATTCTGCTTTTACAGAACTGAGATCGGGTGCTTGTGGTTGTGAAGGAGTGTCAGCCACAGGCTGTTCAGGAGGATTCACAGAATCAGGCTGAATTACTTTTTCTTCGATTGCCATTTGTGATTAAGTTGATGGATTAAGTTTTTCTTCTAGTTCTTTGATAAGAACTTTTTTATTTTGCCTTTTGTCTAGTTCAATACCGATAGTGCGACCAAAATCTTCAAGCTGCTTTTTTGTCATACTTTCAAAATCATTAGTTTGTTCAACTACTGGTTCTTCAGTAATAATTACTTCTTCGGGTTCTGGTTTAATTACAGGTTCAGTTACTTTACCTGAATGTATCAGTTCTGTTTCCTGCCATTTATAAGAACCGTCAGGCTGGAGTACCCGATCTAAAGATTTAGCCATAATAAAGGTGTACTTATATACTATTGTAGCAGACTATTCAGATTTGACCTCATTCGCTGAAGGTAATACTTCTCCCTGTACCAAAATATCTCTAAATTCTTCTCTATCAATTACTTGTTGGTCAAATAAAGATGTTAAGGCTGTAATATCTTGTCCGATTAGTCTTTCGATATCGAAGTCTCTGCTGATTTTTATTTCTGGTGGTTCGATTCCAACATACTAGGCTGAGAGATTAAAGGCTTTTTGTAGCTTTTGTTCAAGTTCCATTGATACCATTGCGAGCATGGAATTGGTATCTACACGATCTAGCCTACGGGCATCTGCTGATTCTGCAACAAACTTCTGTTGTGATAATGTACTGATTCCGAGTGTTGCCATTTGCATTTGAAGTTCCTTTATTTCTGCTGATTGGGCATCAAAAGC